CCACTGTAACTGTTATAGGTCCACTATTCCTTCCAATAGTATCAGTAGTAGTATATATGTATCCACCAGCACCACCACCACCCCCAACTGTTGTGTTAGACCTATTACAACCTCCACCGCCCCCACCACCTGCAATTACCAAGGATGAAACTTTTCCAGGATCTCCACTTATTATAGTAAAAGTTCCAGAAGTAGTAAATGTGTGAACTTTGAAATTACCATTAATAGTAACAGTTCCACCTGTAGCATTTAAATATTGATTTTTCCAAAAACTAAATGGAAATTGCATTTATCACCCTAGAAGTTTTGTACGTAAGATCCATAATAATTTGTACCATCATAAATAATTGTATAAACGTCACTAAAAGCTCCAATTGTCATTACTGGAGAAGTTTGAACTGGCCATTTAACTACTCCAGGCCATGTAACAGTATAATTACTTGCAGTATTTGTAAGTCTTATAACAATTGTTTGACCTGAAATAGCATTTGAAAAAGTAAACGTACTATTTGCTGATAATGTTTTTGTAAACATATTACCAGTACTCCAATCAATATTCAAAGCTGCTATTGCTTGGGCTGGTACAGTGGTTCCAGAAACAGGAATAACTGTAGTAGCTGTTACAGCACTTGAAGCATTTCCATATAAGTATCCAGTTAAACTTGAAAATATAGGAGCTACTGTATCTGTGACTGTATTACTAAATATTGCTGTGCCTGTAACTTGTAATTTTTGTCCTGTATCTGTGGTTGTTCCTATTAATAAATTACCAGTACTATTAAGTCTCATTGCTTCTGCAATAGTAACTGATCCAGTTGGAGTTACTTCAAACTGAAGATATGTAGCATTTGATGTATTTGTGAACGTTTCACCAGCAACAATATTTAAAGCACCAGTAGAAGCTGTAGCGAATTGTGACGTACCATAACCTCTTCCACTTAATACTGATAGATTATCTCCAGCTTGAGCTGCTGCTGGAGTTCCTACCGTACCTCTTGCAAATCTTCCTCTAAATGGAATTGAAGATCCTGTACCATAAGAAGTAGTTTGAATTGCTTTAGAAGCACCACTAGAATTTAATAAATCTAAAGCTATATTAGTGCCTGGAATAAGTCCCAAACCTAAATTTAATGTAGAATCATTCCAATAAAAATTAGGATTATCTTGAGTTATCTGGCCACTAGCTCCAGCAAATAATACACTTCCTTGAGTAAATCCTGTTATTTGAGAGCCTGAAATTATTAAAGAAGAAGCAGATGTTAAATCTGGTAATGAAGTTAATGTAGTATTAGATGCAGATGTTATATTAGAAGCAGTACCTGTTGTATTTGCTGCATTATTAGGAATATCTGCACTAACTAATAATCTAAATGTTGGTGTTGCAGCTCCTCCACTAACTGGACCTGCAAATACTGTATTATCTGATTGAGTAGTTAATGTTCCAGTTAAAGTTCCAGAAGTTGTAACTGGACTTCCAGTAACTGTAAAGATGCTTGGTAAAGATAATGCAACGCTTGTAACTGTTCCATTAGTTGCGGGATTCTGCCATGAAGGAAGACCAGCAACTACAGTTAATACTTGTCCAGTAGTTCCAATAGCTAAATTTGTTGGAGCAGGTACAGAGTTTTCATATATTAAATCTCCAGCATTTGTTAATGGAGATAATGCAGCGAATGCTGCTGCAGCAGTTGTTTGTCCTGTTCCACCATAGAGTATACCTATTGTTGAACCATTCCATGTTCCAGTTCCAATTGTTCCAACAGCAGTTAAAGATGAAGTAACAACATTTGATGCTAAAGTAGTTCCAGTTAAAGTTCCAGCAGGAGCTACAACAGCATTTCCTGATGCAGCAGTAATTAAACCCTTTGCATTTACTGTAAAACTTGGTATTGAAGTTGAAGATCCAAAAGTTCCTACGTTACTATTAACTGTTGCTAAAGTAAATGGAACAGATCCAGGACCTGTTGCAGTTCCATCTCCTGTTAAAGCAGTTATTGCAGAACCAATAGATGCGCTAACTTGTCCCTGTAGTTTCTCAAATCCTTGTAATATTGAATCTGTAGATAAAATGGGAGTATTTGGTCCAATTGAATAACCAGTTAATACTTTTCCAGTTACAACTGTTGAAAGAATAACTGTTGCTGATTGAGTTCCAGTGACATCACCAGATAAACTTCCCGTAAATGAAGCAGATGATCCACTAACATTACCATTTACGTTTCCTATTAACATTGCAGTTATTGTACTAGCTGAGAAATTACCTGAACCATCTCGTTCTACTAATGTTCCAGGAGTATTTGAAGAAGTAGCATTTTGAACTTCTACTGTTGCAGATGCTACAGCAGATGCTGTTTGTCCACCAACAAGAGATACAACTGTTGCACCTTGTGTTCCAGTAACATCACCTGATAGAGATCCTGTAAAATTTGTTGCTGTAGTAGCTGTAGTAGCACTAGTAGCATTACCATTTAGTGATGCAGTAATTGTACCAGCACTAAAATTACCAGATGCATTTCTCATTACTATAGTAGAAGGAGTATTTGAAGAAGTAGCAGCATTTGCTGCATTTGCACCTAAAGCTACGTTTGCTGCTGAAACTCCTCCAACAGAGTTAACTGTAGCTGTTGCTGCACCAGGACCAGAAGCAGTTACATCACCACTTAGACTTGTTATACCTGAAGCAGTACCAATTGGTGTTTCTACTCCAGCACTATCTTGAATATAAAGAACATCATCAGTTTTTACATATATAAGATCGTAATCAACTGGTGGTGGTGACGGTTTTGTTGCTACTTGTCCAAATCTTATTGTTCCTGGAGATGACATATTTTTATTTCCTTAAATTATGATTAATTCACCATCAGCTTCTATATCAATTTCACCAGTTAGTTCTAATTCTAATTCTGGTGCGATCATAGAAAATTCAGACGGTATTGAAATTAAAGTTGTTACGCTTCTATTAGTTAAAAATCCAGATGCTTGTATAGCTCCACCATCTTGGATCAGTGCTAAACTATTCTCAATAGTAGTCCCAGTTGTGTCTGCCCATCTAGCTATAGCAGTAATTGTTGTAGGTGGAATACCAGTAACAGTTCCAGTTCCTGAAGAACCTCCTGTTATATCTAGTGTTCCTGTAAATATATTAAGTCTATAAGGCATTACGTTCTAGCCACATTCAATATAAAGTTCTTTGTCATATCAGTATAATTAACAGTAACTGTTTGTTGAACAGTTCCACCTATTCCACCAACTCTTGATTGATAAACTTCTTGAGTTGTAGTAGGATATGTTGCAGTTATTGCATCATATGGTTCTGTAAATAATGTAACATTACCACCAACTATAGTGGCATCAACATTAATGGAACCATCGGGATTAACTTCTAACGTATCACTATTATTTGTATTACCAATCGCTACGCTATCATCAATAGAGTTTATTGAAACTTCTAAGCCTGGAGGAGGTATAATAGTTGATGTTAATTCGGCATCAACACGAATTCTTCCACTAGATTCATCGTATGAACCTTGAAGTACCTGCTGCTGATCTAATTTTGAAGGAGTTGGTGCAGGCATCTTACTTCACATTCCCCATAGCTGCTTGTTGAAGAGCAGGATTAGGTAACAATTTACCATTTACATGCGGTACATTTGGTTTAGGAGTATTCTTTGTTCCAGGTCCACTTATTGGACTACCTGGAGCCATTGGTTGCCCACCAGGTGCTGCCATCATTTGTGGAGCAGTATTACCAGCTAAAGCAGCTTGAGGTGGTTGTCCACCATTAGACGTTGGACCACCAGGACCAGGAGGTGGTGGTGCATTACCAGGTCCAGGAGGAGCTTGTTGTCCAGGAGCTGGAGGTAAAGGTTGTTCACCTAACATTGATAAGATACCAGGATCAGTCGTTCTTAAGTAGCTAATATGACTTTGAACGTGATCTAAAACATTCTTTAGAAGTTCTGGATCTGCTCTCAACTCAGGATCAGATATAACAGCTTGATGTTCTTTAATGTGCATGCTATGTTGATCAAGCATTGTTGCTACAGGTCTCTTACCATCAAGCAACATTTCGTTTTCTTTCTTGATACAAAGCAATTGACTCGTTGTTCCTTCATAAACAACATCAAGATTACCAGTCTTTAAGACTTGTAAATACTGTTCAGGAGTTGTAAACATATGCATCTGTAACAATTCACTAGCAATTTGTGCTCTTCCTGCAATAGTTCTTGCAAGAGGATTACCCATATCAACTACGATGCGATTAACATCAGAGATTTGGTCTCCAGTAAATTCTTTTAACTCAGTTTTATTGCCTTTACCAACAAGAGCGATAAGCTTTGGAGTATTTGCGTGACGTTTTAAGATGTTTATTAAACCAGTTCCAACGTCTTCAATAAGTTTAACATAACTTGCTTGTAAACTTGAAGAGTATTGAAGAGCCATTGATTGAACTAATGCAAGAGCTGTACCAGTTCTCAATGAAGCTTCTGGATTACCACGAGAAACACTGTTAACTCCTGTTAATGTCTCAGCACTTTGTACTGACATATCTAATAATTTAAACAATTCAGGAGGAATTTGTGTTAAGTTTAGAGGTTCTGGCTTGGCAGATCCCTTGATAATGTTAAGAGATCCTTCTAAGTTCTCAACAGTTAAGTTAGCACCTTCAGGAATGAATACGTTTGATATACCAAATGTGTTAGCACTGGTTGCAATAGCACTATAAGTGGCATTAATGACTTCTTGTAATGGATACATGTCAAACATATCTGTGTATCCATAAGGAGTTCCTAAGATTTCACCAGCAGCTATGCGATAAACTGGGATATCATCATATGGAAGAGGCATGTCAAGCAAATTGACATCTGCATCCAAGAACAAAAGATAACGTCCATCAGGAACTGCTTCAGATCGTTTGTGATAGAACTCATAAACTGCAATATCATCTGTGTCATCATTAGACATTAAGTTCAAACGATACCTATATTGTTCACTCTTCGTGGGCAATCCTTTGATCTTCTCAGATAATTCAGGATATTTAGCCATTAAGTTAAATCTATTTTGATAGGTTCTAATTAGAATCCATTCATGCTTCCAACTATTCTTTGTTCCATCAACAACAACGTCAAACGGAGAAAGAGTTGAGAATTCTACTTCACCTTCATAGTTATAAGTACCAGATTCTTCGTCATAATCATAAGCATTACCTGCTGTAGCATTCCATTCAAGCTTAACAAAGCCTGCACCAAGAGGAATACAGATCTCACAGGCAGATTTTAGAACAGTTTCAAGATTCTTCTCTCTCATGTAATAATCTAGGATACCGTTAGCAAGATTTGCTTGAGATAAAGACTTATAATCAGTGTTAATAGCTCTAGCATCCATTGTAGGTCTACTAGAAGTAATCATGTTATAGATATTACGTGCAATATTTCTGAAATGATTCACTGCAATGAACTCTAATTCACCTTGTTCACCAGTAAATGCTATCTCATGATCAGCACCATCCATGTAGATACCATGATAAGCTTTCCACATAAGCCTAAGCTTATCTAGATAGTTATTCTTGGTCATATCGTTAAAGAAACTGAATGCCTTGTGTAATAAGATAGATGCGGTTTCGTTAGATGGTTTTACCGCAAAGTATGTCTTACTATCGTAGGGTTGTTTATCTGAATCGGCCACTTAAAATAACCTCTTTTTCTTTACATTAAAAATTTGATTGTATACTTGTATAGGATCTTGTTTATTAAACTTCTCTGGATTCGAAACGTATAGATCTTCTCTATTAACATTGTAATGAGCTGGATATGGATTTTTAGTGAATAAAACACTTCTAACCATATACTTTAAAGCTTCTACAGCATCATAGTGTCCAAAGTCAGGAGATCTAGCAAACTTCTCTTTATTTGTTGGGGAATTCCACCTAACATTCTTTAAATGTAGGGGAAGAGTTTTAAGAGAAGGATCAAGAATGATTTGTTTACCACCTAAACGAACTCTTAGATCGTTAATGGCACTATCTTTATCATCTTTTTTAGCATCTGTGAAGAATAATCTACCTTGGCTATATTTTAATATCTCATTAATGGCAATAGGATTTATATCACTGACTCTTTTAAATGGTCTACGTTGTTCATTAATGTCTTCGTTATATAAGAGTTTCTTTTCTTTATCTAAGATTTGCTTTGTTAAAAGTTCCAGATTATTTCCTGGAACTTGAAAGTCAAACTTAATTTCATCTTCAATTATAAGCTTACCTTTAACAAAATCATAGTATCCGAATAGAACTACAGTAAGATCTTTACCACCAATATCCATTGAAACATAATAATCATAGAAAGGTGGACGTTTCCAAGGTATCATTATGTCTTTTTCTAACTCTTTTGTGTACTCTGGTATAACTGATGTGTTAGAATCTTTTATGATCTCATTCATGTACTCTCTTCTAAACCTAAGTGAGTCTCTACCACCCATGGATTTGGCAATATCTGCCACTTGTTCTAGGGTTAAAAGAGGATTATCATCTATAGTTTTTTCACTTAATCTACCATTAAACTGTGCAATCTCAATGAAGTTAAAGAAAGGATGGTCTAGTTGTTCTGGTATAGAAGATGCCATTATGATCTTACCACCAGTATGAGTTGTAGTAGGAAATAATGCTCCACCATACACGTCGTCTAGATCATTACAGAATCCAGCTTCATCTATTAGAACTAGATCGCACTTTTGACCTCTAAGTCGTTTATAATGCTTGCTATCAGTTCCAGCTAATTGAATTTGAGATCCATTAGAAAAGTAAAATGTATATTGTTTAACCTTGTATTCAGGTTTAATGTCACTTGGACAATCTCTAATTATCTCTTCAAATGCAGGAAGTAAGATTGTTTCTGCATGAAGCTTAGTATCTGTTACAAACTTAATGATTGAATTAGGTTTTTTAAGAGCTTGTTCTAAGGCTA